GGGCATGGCCGGATCGACGCTGCACCTCGTGATCTACGACGAGCCCCCTAAGACGCGAGGGCTCTACAGCGAGCTCGAGCGCCGGCTCACCCGCACCGGCGGGCCGATCCTGCTCACGATGACGCCCATCAACGCGCGGATCGACTGGATTCGGGACATGGCGCAGGCCGGGTCGCTCGTCGACCTGCACTATCGGGCGACCCCGGAAAATTGCACGCTCGAGGACGGGACGGTCCTCACTGTGCCCGACCCCGACACGGGCGGCTGCGTGCCGATGGATGCGGCCTGGCTCGCAGCGGAGAGGGCAAAGGTCAACCCAGTCGAGGAGCCGGTGCGTATCGACGGCGAATGGGAGTTCCGCGCGCAGGGCGCGATCTTCTCGGGCTGGGATGCGGCGCGTATGCTGGTGCCCGGTTTGCTTGACGCCGAGGTCGGGCCGTCGGCCTGGCAGGACGCGCAAGCGGCGCCCCAGCCTCTCGGGCAGCCCCCGCGGCGCTCGCTCGGGTTCGAGTACCTGCTCGGCGTCGACTACGGGACCGACAGCCTGCGCACGTCGGCGGTGCTGTGCGCTGTCGCGCACGACCCGATGGCAGACCCCAGAGACACGCGCGAGACGCGGGTCTGGGTCGTGGCCGAGTACGTGCCCAGTGGCCCGACGACGGTCGAGATGGACGCCGACGCGATCCTCGCCCTGCTCGGGGCGCGAGGCCTGCGGTGGACCGATCTCAGCGGCGTGTACGGCGACAAGAAGCTGACCGACGCAAGCGGCCGGGAAACCAGGAAAAGTAACGGGTTGTTGGCCTACCAGATCGCGCAGCGGCTGGGCGTCGGGTCGTCGATGCTGCGGCCCCTGGTCCTGTCAGCCAAGCGGCAGCCGGGCGTCGGGCGGCTTGGCAAAGAGGGCGCGCTCTGGCCGTCGGTGCATTGGATCAACGGGCTAATGATGCGCGGGCAGCTCCTGGTCGATTCGCAGTGCGAGCACGTGCAGCGCGCGGTCGAGACCTGGGACGGCACCGAGCGGCACAAGTCAAAGGACGCGCTTGACGGGCTGCGCTATGCTCTGGTCACTCACTGGGCGATGGCGCGGCGCCGCGGCGGTGTCGCAGCGCCGGCTGCCCGTCTGTGGTAGGTGGACTGATGCTCTCGCCGCGCCCTCCGTCGTCCAGCCCCTACGCTCGCCCGCCCGCCGACGTCGAGCACACACAGCTACGGCTGCGGCTGCTCGACGGTCAGGCCGTCGAGGATCAGCGTCTGTATGTGCGCCGTCGTGTCGGCGAGGTCAGAGCGCGCGCCTGGGGGCAGCCCCAGCGCGCGACCTGCCCGCTGGCAGATCTGGCGGCTGCCGTGTCGGTGCTCTACACCCAGGACCCGACGGTATCGCACCCCGCGGCGGTCGAGGGACCCGGCGGCCGTCTCGTCGTCGCAGACGTCGTCGAGCGGCTGCGGCTGTCTGGATGCTGGCAGGTGCTTGCAGAGGCGCAGCGGCTGACCGAGGCCTTGAATGAGGCGGCTGTGTACGTCGACGTCGAGGACGGCGCCGTCGTCTGGCGCGTCGTGACCCCAGATCTGCTCGAGGGCGTGTCTCTGCCCGGCCGACCCGGCGAGCCCGGTCTGCTGCGCGAGTGGCGGCCCCGCACTGTCGCCGGGGTCCTGCAGTGGTGCGCCGACGAGTACGACGTGCGCGACGTCGATCGGCCCGCGTTCCGGATTGTCGACGCAGACGGCGCAGACGTGACCGCGCTGACGATCGGCGGAGACTACACGGGCGACGCGTATCCCTGGCGATACAGTCCGACCCCGCGCTACCCTCTTGGCAGGCCCTTCTGCCCCTACAGCTTGCGGCACGCCGATCTCGCACCGCGTCGCCTGTTTTCGGCGTGGGGCCGCGTCGAGACTGTCGACGCCACCCTCGAGGCTGGCGCGATCGACACGATGATCTCGCACGTGTGCTCGCAGGCCTCGTTCCCGACGACTTACGCTGTCGGGTGCAGGCTGGCGGCCGAGCAGATCACGTTGAGCGACGGCCGCGTCGTGGCGCGTGCACCGGTGCTCGACCCAGCCGCGATCCACGAGCTCGAGGCGACGGGCGAGGCTGGGGTCCAGCCCAGGATCGACGTGATCCGTAATGAAACGGATCCGCTCGTGCTGATGGACGTGTCAGAGCGGATCGTCGCACGCTGCGCGACGGCGTGGGGTCTCGGGCCGAGTGACGTCCAGCGGACGAGCGCAGACGCGCGATCTGGGATCGCGCTGGCGGTCTCGTCTGAGGGACGGCGCCGGATGCAGGCCGCGCGAGCCCCTGTCTATCGTCCGCACGACGAGCGACTGATCGGCAAGATGGCCGCGCTGCTCAATAGGGCGGCAGTCGGTGGGATCGTGACCCGTCCTGAGTCGGGCTGGCAGGTCGCCTATGCTCTCAGCCCCCTGTCACCCCAGGAGCGGTCGCAGCGACAGGCCGAGGCGCAGGCGTTGTACCAGCTCGGGGCGATCACGCTGGCAGAGCTGCGGGCGCAGATCCTGGGCGAGACCCCGGCGCAGGCGCAGGCGGCGCTGGCCGCGGTGCGAGACGAGCGCACCGCGGCGGCAGCTCCTGCCCGTGACCTCGTGCGCGAGGCTGCGCAGGACGCGGTCGACGCGCTGGCAGACGGCGAGGACGCGTCCACAGTCGGCGCGCTGCTGGCGGCCGTGCTCGACGATCAGAGCGACGACGTGATCGAGGACGGCGTCTGATGCCGCGCACTGTCCGGCCCCCAGAGGACGTCGCACGGGCGGCCCGTCGAGGCCTGGAGTTGCGCGCGTCGCTGCCCCCATCGCGGCGCGGCGGGACCGAGATCGGCGTCCGGCGAGCGACTCAGCTTGCCAATCGGCAGCCTGTGTCGGCTTCCACGATCGCGAGGATGGTCTCGTATTTTGCCCGCCACGATGTCGATCGCGAGGGCGAGGGCTGGGGCGTCGATAGCAGGGGCTGGCAGGCCTGGCTTTTGTGGGGCGGTGACGCTGGCAGAAGCTGGGCCAACAAGTGGCTAGACAAGATGCACAAAGGAGCCGACCATGAGTGATGACACAACCCAGACGCCGCCCCCCGCGGCAGATCCTGCACCCCAGATCGACCCCGAAGAGGAGGCGCTACTGTCGGCGCGGTCGATCCCGGCTGACAGATTCCGGCAGGTGATCGGGCAGCGAAACGACGTGCGCGCAGCTCTGGCGGCAGCTGAGGCCCGCGCCGCCGAGCTCGACCGCCGAGCGGCTGCACTGGAGGCCGACCTGCAGGCTGAGCGGCGGTCTCGGTCTCGCCTCGAGGTCCGCGCCGACCTGGGGATCGACGACGACGACGACGCCGATCGGGTGCTGACTGCCTGGGAGCGCGCGACCGCCGATCGTGCACCGGCCGATCGACCGCGCGTCCGCGACTGGATCACGAGCGACGGCGTGCTCGACAGCCTGCCGCGGTCGATCCGCACGGCCTACGGGTCGGCGTGGCAGGGGAGCGGTGTGCAGGCGACCGTCCCTGCGGCGCGGGCGGTGAACGGGGCGTCAACGCCGACACAGGCGACGCCGTCGACGAGCCGGGGCACAGCCCCCGCACCCGGCGGGTCGCGCGTCGATCCGGGCGCGACGCTGACTGCAGAGCAAACCGCGCAGCTATGGCGCCGTCTGGCACGCTGACTTGCAGCCCGCCCGCGCTTTGGCTACTGTGCGAGGGACTGCCTCCCCTGGCAGGCCCCCCACGGCTCACCACCGACACCGGGTGTAGGGGCGGACGAGATACCACCCAGGCGCGATCGCGCCGTCTCTCTGCCGGAGTGCCACGATGGCCACGACCTACACCGCACAGGCGGTTGCCGACCACCTTCTTCCGTACAGCACCGTCCTCGCGACGAGCGGCTTTCTGCAGGCGATCCAGGACGAGCTGAGCCTCCTGGCTCACCCCGCGATCGTGGACGTCGCCGGTCTGATGCCCCCCGACTTCTTCGTTGGGGCGCCGACGAACGCGACGTTCCGAATCCCGGTCGATATGGCGACCCCGCTGATGACCTCGACGACTGAGACGCTTGACGTCGTCGCCCCGACCACGATCGACTACTCGACCGCGACGATCTCGACCGGCGCATATGACATCGCCTTTGGCGTGAGCGACGAGCTCCGTCGCCGCGACCCCGTCAACGGCTACCAAGTCGTGCGGATCGCCGGCAAGATCGCGCAGTCTGCGCAGTTGACCGTCACGAATCTGATCGTCGCTCTGGCGAGCTCCGCGTCCAGCTCCGTCGGCACCTCGGGCAGCCCCCTGACCTGGGATATCTGCCTCGAGGCGCGCGACGAAATCGTCGCCGCTGGTCTGTCGGCCGCGTCGGGCCCCTTTGTCGCGATCCTGCACCCTGCGCAGTGGGCGCTCGTGCGGCAGGACCTGGCCGCGGCTAGCGGTGCCCGCGCCGAGCGCCGCGAGTTCGACGCTGCTCAGATGTCGATGCCCGTCGGCTATCAGGGCAGCTACGACGGTATCGACGTCTACACCTGCGATCGCGTGGCGCTCGCCGCTGGCGACTATACCGGCATGGTGTTTGCCGCCGGTGCTATCGGTCGTCTGCTCGTGCCGCCGGCCGCCGCTGCTACCAGCGAGATCCGCGTGCTCGACCTCAGCCCGGTCTGCGCGGTCGAGGAAGTCCGCAACGCGGCCGACAAGAGCATCCAGCTGAACGGTCAGATGACCGTCGGCGTCAGCATCTTGCGCCAAGAGCTGATCCGCGGCGTCGTCTCGACCGGCGCGTGATCACTGATCCCCCGTGCCTGATAGCACCGGGGCCCCCTCTCTCTCGACGGGCCTGATAGCCCCTGGAGCCGACCGTGTCTGTTTTACTGCCCCGACGTCCAGCTGCCCCCCAAGCGGCGCAGCTGGGTCTGCGGCTACCGGCCTCTCCTGCGTTCACGGCGATGGCGCACCCGGCTTCATGGTCGGTCGTCCGCGACAACGCGGGCGTCTGGTCGCTTTTGCCCCGACTCGTGCAGATCGTGCACATGGTCGGCGTAAACGGCGTGCGGGTCAGCCGCGGCGAGGACGGGCGCCCTGTGGCAGACCCCAGCGAAGCGATCCGCGATCGGCAGGCGCAAGGCTGGGTCCTCGTGCCTGAGGTCGAGGTCTACGCGCACGGGCAGACCTGGGGGCACTACTGCCTCGGGCACCGCGTCGTGACCGGTGTCGCGTACCGGTGGGCCTGGGAATCGCCGCAGGTCGCGCACGGTCGGTCGGTGGTGCAGGTCGACCGCGACGCCGAGGTGGCGTTCCGGCGCTGGGTCGGGTCTGATCTGCTCGGTCTGCCTGAGTGTCCCGACGATCTCGCCGACGCGCACCGACTGAAGATGCGTGACTCTGCGCTGCGGCTGGGCGTCGAGGCGCAGACCCGCCCCTCGTCGGCGCGTCGTCTGGAGCACCTGGCGGCGCAGCTCGTGTCGCTCGGATGGGCCGACGGGATCGACCTGCCTGCACCGCGCGAGCGCCGGCCTCTGGGCCGCGCAGTGACCCCGCCCCCAGCGGCAGTCCCGACTGTCGACGTCGCGGCTGCCCTGGCGGCGCTGGGTCTGACCGCTGACGATCTCGCCGACCTTGTCGCGCGCCGATCTGCGGCGTCGCCGGTGGGGGTGCTGGTCGGCTCCACCCTGCCGGACGGCGCCGCTCTCGACGACGCAGACGACACTCGAGCTACTCGCCGTCGTCGGGGCTAACAGACACAGGGGGGTTCGATGCCTGCTGCGCAGTTTTACCTTGATCTGCGAGGCCCTCTTGAGCTGGTCCGCGGGCAGACCACGACGCTGTCGCCTAAGCTGTTTTCCGAGGCGGCGGTCGAGGTCACGCCCACGAGCTGGACCGGGTCGCTGTTTTACAATGAGGCGCAGCTGCTG